ATCCAAAGGTTGGCTGAAATGGTTTTTCATAAAGATTAGTTAAAATTAAATTGCGCAATGCTCCAATTATGGCTGCATTACCAGTACGCTTTATCACATCTTTAGTGACTGGGTGCGCTCTAAAATTTAAATCTAAATCTTTATATTCTCTTGTGGTAATCGGCATCTAAACACCTTTGCTATTGGTATATTTAGCATGGTTTGGCGCAAGGATCTTCTGGCGCCTTTATATTTGGATCATTATTATCAAGGTTATCTCTTAATCCATCATCGTCGACACCAACCACTGGACGACCTGGATATGGACCAACCAATTGATCACCAGGATTTAACATATCGTTTTGAGGGATAACTCCAGAAGGCGGATCAAAGGTATTTGGATTTGTCGTCTCTGGATCATTAAATTCAATATCGATATCGTCCAATATTTCTATAAAATCGCTAGTTGTAGCATCACAACCTTGTCTTTCTGGGTTTGGAACCAGAATCAAGTCTAGATAGTCATCTGAAGTAGCGTCTCCATCTTTGCGCTTTTTCTTAGAGCAAGAGGTTGTAAAGAGTTTAATCAACCCCTTCAACAGACCCTTAACCTTGTTTATGACTGCAAGATCCTGTTCAACCACGTCTTTGACGTCATTGCGAATAGTTGTAATTCTATTTTCGAATCCAGCAATTTGAGCAACAACTTGAGAGGTGGTGAGTTTATTAATAGCGTCTCCGCGGAGGTCATTGATCATTTCTGTAATCAACGAACTACCCCTTCTAATCAGTTCAGCTTGCAATAGAGATTGCGCTGAATCTGATGCATTAGCAGCATTTACAGTTTGATATTCACCATTAGCCCTTCTGACTGTTGTACTAAACCCGTCCAGGAAGTTTTTGTCATTGGTTAATTGACCGACAAGGCTGAATGTGCTCAAAATGTCATCTGGTGAATTGCTATCTTCTGCAAAATTAAGGGCAGATGTTTCCCCAGTAACTTTAAAAATCGGAAAGTTATTGGTAAATCTTAGTGGCTCATCAACGACAATTGCTGTGTCTGTAACAGAAATAACGAAATATTCTTTTTCGTCGTAGTATATTTTGTTATTTGCGGCTAAATGCGTCGTAAACGATGTACCACGACCAGTAATTACATTATCCAAACATAAACTATTGGCGATAAATTCTGATTTAACCTTCACGGTTTGATCTGTTGCAGTTGTAGCAAAGGCAGTATTCACATTAAAAGTTGTTTCTTTGTAGAATGGCTGAGCAGTTGCTGCGCTTCTAAATGGCACATAGACCGACAAGTAATCGCCTAGAGCATTAATGCTATTTACTTGGCGAATTTCGTTGTTGACGTTTATGAATGTTCCATTTCCAACCTTTAAAGTTCCAGTAGAACTTAATAAACAGTCAGCCAAATTCAGTGTTGCAACAGATGCACTGGTTACTATAACGCTGTTTGCAGTAACAGAAACTGTTCCAGACGGCGCAGAAGTAAATCCTTTATCAATTACTCGTCGTTCTTCACTATTAATGACAATTAGATCGCCGATATTGGTAGTAGGATAGACGCTAGACCTTAAATTTGGAGATACTACTGCTGATGATATAATATTGGCTGTTGCATTAGCGATTGATACATTACCGTAAATTCTTTGCAGTGTAAATTTGACGCTGTCGTAACTGACACCTGCTAATTGGTTAGTGTGATCAGTGAAGTCGCTGATTGTTTGAGTAAAACTGGTATCAGCAGATGTTCCTATTTCACTCAACTCTCCAATAGTAAATGGACCAATACGATAAGATGCTGCTTGATCTACTTTACCGAGTTTGTCCAACAAACTATTTCTGGCTGCAACAATAGTTGGTTCTGTGTTGCTGAACAGCCCTGGAAGTGCAGCTTGTAATCCAGCGTAATTGTTTTCAGTATATCTGTCGATTTTAGCATTAAGTTCTGATAATGGCGCAATAAAGTTAGTCGATGTCTCTACGAGAGCATTACCGTTTGCATCACGAATAACGTTGCCATTCGCATCTCTTTTGTATTGTGTTATAACTGTGCCATTGAGAAGAGGGTTGATAAAGTCTTTTTTAAAGTTATTCAGCCACTCTTTTCCACTCTTAACACTTTCAGAAATTTTCTTCGAGAGTTCTTCAAATTTACCACCAAGGCTACCAAAACTTCCTTTTGAAAATGCAATGGGCTTCCCTGTAAACATGATTGACAAGGTCTGAAGTAACGGTAATCCTCCGATTAAACAGAGAATTATTTTGATAATTTTTCCAATTATTTTACCAATGAAGACACGTTACCTCTCTGTTTCATCATATCCAAAAGAACTTGGTATGATTTGTAAATATGTTCGATCTTGTGTTCTTCTAGAAATTTTATGTCAGATTCTGTTAGAGCCTCATAGACTCCAATTTTTTTCATGATCATGTTATATTTCGTCACATCTTCTGCTAACAAGCACATGTATTTATCCCGTTGTGTTAGCGGTCGCCGCTGCGCTGGTAAATTCAGGGGCTTCAATTGTACCTGTATCTGTTTCTGTTGACACTTGCAGAGGATTTTGAGCATCATCTGTAATGTTAACTTGCGGCAATGTGATGCTCACCTTTAATGCACCTGTAATCTTATCAATCTCAGCAATCGTTTCGCCTGTAATTGTTGGAATATTTGGAGCAGAACCAAGGGATTGCGTTACAGGCGTATTTGCTGTCTCTGTGGTCGTTGTTTCGATTGCAGAGAACTTATCTGTTTTAGGTGTTGATGCTGCGAATGGAGAATTTCTAGGTCCTAGTTCAGCTGCAGAATTTGTTGGCGGTGAGGCAGATTTAGCAACCTTACCCAATTTAGCAGTAACTGGTAGTGGCGTTAGGAAATCATGGACTCCAAATGTACTCTTTAACAGAATCCCTTCTAGTTCAATTGTTCCACCACTTAATAAAGTGTTCAACCCACCAACAGAAGCCGTTGCCGCGCTCTGCATTGTCGCCTCGAGACCACCGAAAGATCTAAATGAGTTTGAACCCAATAGTTCAACATCAAAGGCTGATATTCTGGTTGCTGCTCCAGAACCAAGATTTAAGTTTCCATCCGCCTTTATATTAACATCAGTGCCTTTCATGTTAATAGGACCTTGAGAAGAAATGTCTAAACCAGCGCATTGAATTACTAATTTACCATTAATTCTCAAAAACATGTCTGATTGAACAGTTTCGTCTTTACTTCCATTTACATAAGACTGATGATTTCCCATGGTTACATCAAATCTAGATTTTTGAGATTTAAGTTTAACATGACCTTCTGGTAAAAATTCTAGCGTAGAACCTGTTCTATGAGATAATTGCACACGCTCAAAGTCAGGAGTATCATCAAGTTCAAAGGCATGTCCAGATTCAGTCTCTGTTACATTGTTAAATGGATACATAGCATTAAATGACGGATATGGTTCACTCCACTTATATCCAGAAGCGCTGACAACATTTGCATATCGAGTTTTTCGTTGAATCTCGATAGTAGTATTTGCTATTGATGCTGGCTCTATACCTTGATATGATCCATCTTCGCCATTAACTCTTGTTGGTCTAGCAAGTCTAGAAACTGTAGGCTCATTTAATCTTGATGGATTGCGTTTTGCAGCGTCATTTGTAAATGCTAGTCCACTCGCATTTGTTCTCATCATGTAATTTTTAATTTTTCTAGGAAAATCGCTTAATGATTTTTCTTCATCGGTATATGGATCTGCGAATCCCATATTGTTTTGACGGATTTCTGCAGGTATACCAGGGACTGTACCCATTATAATTGGATATTCGCCTGTTTCACCGTCAGCAAAAAAACCGAAAACCATTGTTCCTTCTGCTGGTGGCTGCACTGCTGTTACACCATAAGGAAGTATTGGGTGCGCCCAAGGAAGTTTATTGATAGGAATTTGATTTATATCTTCAGTGTGCCAGCCAAAACATCTAACTTGGCATCGACCAAGTTCGAGTGGATCTATTCGGTTTTCGACAACACCGAACCACCAAACAAATTTATTTAAACCTAAAAACTCAGGTGTCATTATAGTTTCTGCGCCTTCTTATATTCATTGCCATTCGCAAATCCCAATGATGTCTTAATAGAATTTTTCGATAATTCTAAAATGGTTTGCATTGAACCTGGAACTAGGACGTGACGAACTGCAGTAATTAGATATTTTCCAGAATAATATGGATCGTAAATTCTTTCGTTTTCTAAATTTCGCGTAAATGCTGGTATGTTTAAATTTAGTGTAAATCCTGCAGTATATTGCGGATTACCAGGAACTACGCAATGTAATTCGCTGTTGTTTATAAGTTCTATTTGCATACTTCTTTGTACCAAATAATCCTCAACAAAACTATCATTATCTCTAAATCGTTTGTTTATAAAATATGGTTGATTTGATCTGCCTTTATTTGTTAACCAGTATTTAATCCCAGAATCAAATTCTTCATATAATGCTTTATTATTTCTATTCGTAGCATCGTTGAATGGAAAAAATCCATCAATCATAACATCTGTGTTTAATTCGTTAAGAAGCGAAATTTTATTCTCGGTGTATTTTTGTGTTATTAAATCTAACGTAAACAGTTTAGAACTGTATAAACCTTCTTTTGTTGCTTGTGCTACATCAAAATTCTTATTAAATTTAAACTGATTAATGTTCGTTGAGTTTAAAAATGGTGCTTTATTGCGTTCGTCAGTAAATTTTGCTGTATTAAATTGTATAGTTGCTATCGGGTCTCTTTTATATAAAGACTGCAGTGATATAAAATTAAATCCATTTTTATTTTCAAAAAACACAAATGGAGATAGTGATGGACTAAACGATCTCTCAGCAAAATATTGTATTGCATCTAATGGTCGTTTTCTTGTAAGAACAAAGTCAGTTGGACCAGAAGAGTTTTCAAAATCTATCAATTTAGAGAATTGACATTTTAAATCATATAGACATATATTTCCAACATACTCAGAGGTGTTACTGCCACTGTATGATCTAGATATCTTTTGTTGATTTGAGAATATTAATTCTTCTGAACAAAAATGAAGAACATAAGTTTGAATCTGACCATTTCCAGATTTTTCTCTGTCAGAAACCTTGAATATGCGAAACACTTTTGTATATCTTTCAGAGAATCCAATTTCTCCTGGTCGCCCAAAAGTTATGTATATGTATTCATTACCATGGATTGCATGCTCTGAGAATAAATTGATACCTTCAACTAATTGAATTGTTCCTGTTACTACAGATTGAAAGATATCCTCATATATGTTTATTGCGTTAAACTTATCTAAGAGATCTGCAACTTTGCCGTTAGA